ATGTCATACAAAGACGCGGCTAAATTTGGGGTGTCTCAGTTCTCAACAATACTAGGATCAACGCCGCCAAGACCTCACATGCTTAGACCTTACCCATCACGGTCATCGGTTCATTCAGTAAAGACCGCGCAAACGTTTATTAAGGCAATGTGGTTACTTGCTTTGGAAAGCGAAAAGCTGATCAAGGATCTTATCCCGATTCAGTACGAAAAACAACAAGAATTATTTAGTGATGTTCCAAAAGAATGGAGGTTTGGAAATCTGTTTACAAGTTCAATATCAAACTTTAACATTTCAGCGCCTTTACATAGGGACACGGGCAATATTAAAGGAGCCGTCAACGTGATTATCTGTAAGAAGTATAATTCAAAAGGCGGTGACTTACACGTTCCCGATTATGACGCAACAATAGGACAAGAAGACAATTCAATTTTAGTTTACCCTGCGTGGAGAAACGTACACGGGGTGACACCGATAATTCCAACGCATGAAGGAGGCTATCGGAACAGTTTAATATTTTACCCGTTAAAAGCTTTTAAAGGATTATGACATGGAAAAAGTAGACAAAAGTGGACACAAGAAGAAGCAATCAATGCTTGAGGCGTTAAAAAAGAGCCTTGGAGTTGTTACAACGGCTTTGATAAAAGCGGACGTGCCGCATAGCACATATTACAAATGGATCAACACGGATCCCGAATTTGCCGAACAAGTAAAAAACGTTGATAACATCGCCCTTGATTTTGCTGAAAGTAAGATGTTTCAAGGGATTGAAGGCGGGAACACTCAGCTGATAAAATTCTATTTAAGCCGCAAAGGTAAAAACCGAGGTTATGTTGAGCGTCAAGAATTTGCGGGTGTTGAAGGTCAGCCAACTAGTTTTCAAATAGAGATCATTGACTCAATTAGCAAAGATTAAAACAAATGTTGTTTATCGTCATTTAATAAATAGCGATAAAAAGATTGTTGTTGAGCAGGGCGGAACCCGATCGGGAAAGACCTACAATATATTGTTGTGGATCATTTTTGAATATTGTACCCGAAAAGAGAACAAAATAATAACGATTTGCCGCAAGACATTCCCGTCATTGAGGGCAACCGTGATGCGTGACTTTTTAGAGATCCTAAGAACGCACGAGATATACAACGAGAATAATCACAACAAGTCAAGTTCAGAATATCGCTTGTACGGCAATCTTGTAGAGTTTACATCACTTGATCAATCACAAAAGATTAGAGGGCGTAAACGTGACCTATTGTTCATCAACGAGGCGAATGAATTGTTTTGGGAGGATTGGCAACAACTCGTTTTTAGAACGCAGGAACGTATTGTGCTTGACTACAATCCATCAGATGAATATCATTGGATCTATGACAAAGTGATAACGAGATCCGACTGCGATTTTTTCAAGACAACCTATCTCAACAATCCGTTTTTAGAGGACGCAATCAAGATTGAAATTGAAAGGCTCAAGGAAACGGATGACCAATATTGGAAGATTTACGGATTGGGCGAAAAGGCAGGAAGCATTGCGACAATTTTTAAGTACACGGAAGTGAACAAGATCCCCGAAGGCGCCGATTTGATTGCCATGGGTATGGATTACGGATACACGAATGATCCGACGGTTTTGGCAAGCGTATATCGGGATGAAGAAAACATCTACATTGAAGAGCATCTTTATAGAACGCAAATGACAACGCAGGACATTCATGATTTTCTAGTTGATAAAGGCTTTGAGCGCTCCTTGATTTACGCGGACTCAGCTGAACCGAGGCTCAACGACGAACTCAGGCGGATGGGACACAACATACACCCAAGCTTGAAGGGTAAAGATTCAGTCAACGCAGGGATTGACTTGCTCAAGCGTTATAAGATCCATGTGTTATCCTCGTCAACAAACGCAGTCCAAGAGTTTAGGAATTACAAATGGCAGGAAGACAAGACGGGTAAATTGATAAACACTCCCGTTGACGCTAACAATCACGTGATTGACTCTTGTAGATACGCTACATATTCGCTTTTGTCCCGTCCTAATTTCGGCAAATACGCAATCAGATAATATGAATCAAAAAATACCCGACCAACTCAATCTTATTTACACTAGGAAAGAGGATTACAGATTCAGATATGACTTTGTTTTCTCAACAGACTACAAAGATTGGATTCAAAGCAAAAGTAGGAAGTATGACAGCAAGGCATATCGGCTAAAACTAGCAGAACGAAAGAAGGCTGAAAATAAATAGTTTTATACTTTTTGGTAGATTAATAATTATTTATTATCTTTGTATTAATCAAACGAACAAAATTATGAAAAAGTCTACAAACCGAGTATATGCTGAGTTGCCTGATTGGAAAAAAGCTGAAAAAAAATTAGGAAAAAAGATGTACAGAAAAGTTATCTGTAAATACTTAGATGATCTTTTAAAAACAAATATATCATCACATTATGATTATAGAAATAACTCTGCTATTGAAGAGCAGATTGAATTATTATTATCCTTAAAAGTAAAATAAATATGAGTCAAGATAAAATCAAATCAAGATCAGAATACAAGATCATGGGGTTTACCCTTGAGAATATGTTGAGTCAAGCATATGCGTTGGGACGTTTAGATCAGACGTATCATCCCGAAGATGTGAGCGACACTTTAAAAAAAGAGGCAATTTATCAAGCCTCAAAAATCGGTAATTGGGACGTGTTCGAAATTGTAGAGAAATGATCAAAGAGAAGGCGAAAAAAGTTGAGGCAATTCTCAGAGAATATCCTCAATCAAGAGACTGCGATTTAGATCTGATAGCACGGTATTGGTTCCGTGAGATAAAAGGAGCCAACACAAATTTTACCGATGAGCAGATCAAGGCTTTTTGTTTGCTTGTTAAAAGCGGCAAAATCAGCTTACCCGATACGATCACCCGCGCAAGACGTAAGATACAAGAAGAAATGCCCGACACAAGAGGCGACAAATATGACAAGCGTCATTTAGCAACGGGAATCGTCAAGCAGGAACTCAAGGAAATTCCTGAGATGAAAGGCACAAAAAAAGAATTTGATTCTTTGATGAATCATCTTCGATGGATTGAATAGTTATCTACTTTTTGGTAAATAAGATTTTATTAACTATCTTTGTAACATAATCAAACATACATTATTATGACGAATATAAATGAAGGCGAATTTTTTACAGATTCGGAATTGCTAACTCAAATGATGGGACTGAATCCCGTAAAGATTGAGTTGATAGGCGAAGTTGAATTGCGTACTGTTGAGGCGGTATGGAGATTGGGCGGTGGCGCCTTAGAGTTTTGGGGAACCGTATATGTGACGGAAACGTGCGTTGAAAAGGCGGGATGGATATATGACGAGGGTTATCAAAGACCCGAACCCGCTGAATATAAGCATGATGTTGAGATAGATTCTGAGTTGTTCGTTTACTTGAATAACGAAAGTTGTTGCTCACAACGTCAGATTAAGAACATAATTATCCCTATCTTAGAAACGAAAATCGAATTAAACGCATACGCATGAGAACACTAGACAGATACAAAATGAACCTTCGGATCCTAAACGGGTCTGAGGTTTGGTCATATGATACGCACGTCGCAACTATAAGCGGCGCAGAACTAATCGAACACGGTTGGTGGTCGCCAACGACCTCAAAGCACGTTAATTACGTTGCTTATGAGTTGGGGTTGACTCTTGTTAAAAAATGGAAAGGCGTTGATGTATAAGATAGACGAATCAAGTCACTTGCAATTCCTTGCGGTATGTGACGCGGCTTTAGGTGTGATTAAAAAGATCAATAAAAACGGGGTGTTAAATGAGGGCGAAATATTCGCCGTTACTGACGCTCACAAGATCATGTTTAATTACACCTCAAGCTTAGTGGACGAAAACAAGCAACTAAAAAAGAAGTTGTCTGACTCAAAATACGCTTTCAATAAATTAGCGCTTGAATTAAAGGAAGTTTTTGATGAGTAAAATTATGTATCTTTGTTCATAGTGGGATTAAATATTTTATCATAAAAGAAAAGACGGTTGTAAATGACCGTCTTTTTTTATTAAATTTTACTCAAATTTACGTTATACTTATATGAAGGCTCAACTAAATGTTCCAACGGGACTTGATGAAATAACCTTGAGGCAATATCAAGAGTTTATCAAGGCACAAGAATTGAATAATGACGAGTTGTTTTTACAACAAAAAACAATAGAGATCTTTTGCAACGTCCCCGAAGCGAAAGTCAAATCAATCGCCGCAAATTCAGTAGTAGAAATCACGAACAAAATCAATTTACTATTTGAAGACCGTCCCGAATTTAAGCGGTTTTTTTATCTCAATAAAGTTGAGTTTGGCTTTATTCCCGACCTTGACGAAATGTCATTTGGCGAGTACATTGATGTTGATACCTATTTGAGCGATTGGAAAAGCATTCATTTAGCAATAAACGTTTTATACAGACCTATCGTGCGCAAGAACGCGGGCAGATATGAAATTGAACCGTATGACACTCAGACGCAAGATCGTGCTTTAGACATGCCGATGAACGCCGTATTGAGCGCAATTTTTTTTTTATTCAATTTAAAGAAGGACTTGTTGATGACTACCCTGAGCTGTTTAACCGCGGAGGTGGAGACACAACAAGTGCAACTGCCGCATTTGGTCAAAAGTGGGGGTGGTATAATTCCTTGTATGGACTTAGTCAAGGAAACGTTGAACGAATTGACCATGTCACCAAAATGAAAATGCACGAATGTTTGATGATGTTAGCGTTTACAAAGGAAAAAAATGAGTTGGAATCAACATTAATGAAACAAAAAATAAAATGAGCAA